ACAACGGCCAGGTTGCGTCGTAGGCCATGAGCACGTTCACGACTGCGGCCTCTCCATCGAGGGCGTCATCGTAGGAGTCGCTCATGCCTTTCGGCGCGAGGCGCCAGCAGTAATGAACCGTCAGCGCAGTCTCGACCAGAAGCCCCTCGGCAGGCCGGCCACGGTACGCCCGCAGGTCAACCGTCTCTGCCGGCAGCACGGCAAACGCCTTGTGAGCGATGCTGTCGGCGTCACGTCCGAAGTTGTCCGGAGCCACGCGACTCTCACGCCAGCCCGTGAGCGTGAGGATCCGCGCAGTGACGTCCTCGCGCAGCTGTCGGATCGACTTGCTGGCCATCAGTACCACCGAGTCCAGTAGGACTGACCGCCGCGCCCATTGAGCCACACGGTCGAGGAGGCGCCCTTCTTCATCGTGGCGTCCACCTTGTTCTCGTCAGTCTCGTCGTAGGTGAACTTGAGCTGGTTCCATGCCTCGGTGTAGGCGCGCAGGTAGTGGTCGGCCAACGCCTGCCACCTACCGGAGTCCCCCGCTGATGTGGAGAAGTCGAGGAAGATCATGTGCAGCGTGAGCGCGACGTGTGCCTCGCGCAGCGCGCTTGGCTGGATCACCAAATAGGGTCTACGCCCCTGGCTGATCAACCTGTTGCACAGGGTGGCGAAGCTCTCGTCCAGGTAACTTTGGTAACTGGTAGTGCCCGCCGCCAGCAGGTTCGGGAGGTCGCTGTGCCGCATCGTGAGATCGGCATCGCTGACGACAGGGTAGAGCGTGCGACGGCAGAGCGCCGCGTCGTTGCGGAACGTGTGCGTCACCGCATCCGGCATTACCAGCGCCCACTCCACGAGGAAGCCCTCGCCGAGCTGCTCGGCCGTCGTGGTCGCCGCAGCCAGCGAGTACGTCGCGATGCCGCCGCCGGGGATCGTGACTGCGGACGTCACGAGCACCGTCTGGTCAGGCCGGTAGATCGTGATCGTCCCGCTCGTCGGCGTGGCCGTGGCGCCTGCGCGCTGGGTCGGGCAAGTGAGCGCCTGCTGGCGTCCACGCTCGAGCGTCTCCGTTGACCGGAACCGAGCGGCATAGACGGTTTCTGCGAGGCTCATGCCCGACCTCCCACTTGGCTACCGCTTATCGCGCTCCTTGCGATCCGCACGCACGGCCGCATCCTGCGCCACCTTGCGGGCCTTGTCGGAAGGCATCCCGCTCTGCACGAGGCGCTCGGTCATGCGCTCCATGCCTTGCCGGATGGCAGGCTTCTCGCCGCTCACTTGCGGACTCGCTTCGGCGCAGTGTCTTCGGCTGGCTCGGAATAGAGGCGCTCCTTAGCAGCCTCCATGCGCTCGAGCAGCGCACGCTCGGCAGGAAGCATCTGTGCGACATGCGGGTTCGACACGGCGCGCTCCTCCCATTCCTGAAGTTTGCGCTGCTGACGCTCGATGATCACATCGATGAAGTCGGGATCAGGCTTCGGGATGTAGCCGTCCATGACCATGCGCTTGCAGAAGGCCCAGTATCCAGCCTCGTCGCTCGTTACGCGCGGCTGGCCTGCCACCATCTTCGGAACCTGCCACTTGCTGAGATGCACCTTTCCACCAGTGCCGTCATAGGCCACGCAGTAGCCACCAGGCTCAACGTCCCAAGGAAGGATCGTCCAGCCCTTACGGCGCAAGGCTACCTCGGACAGGTCGGTGCTGCCGTCCTTATCCACGCGAGCAACGCCGGGATCTGCACGAAGCTCAGTGAGCCACGGGAGCCACTCGTCTCCGATTAGCTGCCAGCGAGACGGATGGTGCATGTACCACCATGCCGGGATCGCCTCCATGGGTAGGAGGTCACGCATCGCCGCCGGACGGGATGCAGGAGATGCGGCGAAGTTGTTGCCGCCACCTGTAGAAAATGTTGCTGCCACTGAACCCTCCTAAAACGCCGAAGGCGTGCCGGTACCATAAGCACCGACACGCCCCGACGCTAGCAGAGGCTAGAGGTCGCTCAGGATCGACACAGCCTTGAGATCCTGCACCTCGGCCACGCCGAGGTACGCGCTGCCGGTCAGGTAGGTGAGGCCCGAGGCAGAGTCGCGCTCAAGCTCGACCACGACCGGAGAGCCGGCCGGCAGGATGACACCACCAGCGCCAGCGACAGGAGCCGGCGTACCGGTCGCCATTCCGATCGCGCCGGGCGCGAACATCATCCCTAGGTAGTCGGCTCCAGCATTTACAGTAGGCGTCAATGTAGAACCATAGAGGTCCACGCCAAAGATGGAAGAACGGAAGCCCCTGCCTTTTGCGTTCATCTGATCCTGAGTCGCCGCGAGGTACTGGCCGGGGCCGGTCTCGCTGCGGAGGGACGAGATCAGGTCGTTGATCTGCTGCGGATGCAGCACGGCAACGAACTGGCCGTCATTGGCCTGGAGCTGGAGCGCGAAGATGGCATCGTAGAACGTGGACACGGAGAGGTTCACCGTGGTCGCGCCGACGCTGGTGCTGAAGCCGCTCGAGAGCGCGCAGAGCATGGAGGTCGCGCGCTTGCGGTAAGCGAACACCATGTCCTCGGCGAGACCCTCGATGCCAACGCCCATGCCACCCGCCACGTTGTTCGTGAGGTTGGCGAGGTCGCTGATCGAGCGGCGAAGCGCCTGACGCGCGATCGTGATGGTCGCAGAGCCAGTGGTGATCTGCGTGTTGCTGACGGCAGAGCCATCGGCGACAGCAGCCATGGAGTCGGTACCATTGAGCCCGACGACCGGGACCTGGAGCGCGGAACTGCCAGTACCGTTCATCACGCCGAACTGGAGGATGCTCGGGTGGTTCGACAGGTCGAACGTGTCCGCGAGCTTCTCGACGATGGTCTGGTGGAGGACGGCGCTGACGCGGGCGTTGCCGGACAGCGTGCTGAAAAGGATCTCGTTGGCCATGGTGGCCTCCTGTGAAGGTAGGACGTTGGCCGCGCCTGTCGCTTTTTACGAGAGCTTGCCTCGAGCGCGTGAGGCTCTCGCCTCACGGCTACCCTACTACCGTCCGTGACAGGCTGTCAACCTGTGGACAGCGAGGCGAGGATCGCGGCCTTGTTCGCCTTCCACTCGCTCGGACTCATCTTCGCGATGGCCGCTTCGTTCCATGCGGACGGCGAGACGACAGGCTGCTGCGAGGTCACGCCAGCGTTCGCCTTCGGCATCTGCATCGTCGTCGGTGCCGGCGCTGCGGCCGGCGTGGCTTCCGGAAGATATGCCCGCACGGCCTTCGGCAGCGCATCCTTCGCAGCGAGCCACTCCGCGAGCGGAGGCCGGCCTTCGGAAGGCAGGCGCCCATAGGCGTGCTGCACGTATTCCATGCCCTCGGCGTCGGTGATGCCTGCGCTGGCGATCTCGCGCTCGATGCGGAGCGCTTCACGCTCGGCCTTGCTTTGCGCTTTGACCTCCTCGATCTGCGTCCGGTACTTGTCAGCCTGCTCGGCCAGCGGCGTGAGTTCACCCACGCGACCCTCAAGTTCCTTCACCCGCGCGACCAGTTGCCGAATACGCGCCTCTGCGCCTGTCGTGTCAGTACCTTCTTCCGTGCTCATGCTCCCTCCTTGCGCTGAACGCGCTCCCATACTGTCAGTTGCCGGCGTGCCCATGCTCGACCAGGCGAGCCTCCCCAGAGATCCCACGCGATGCGGCCGGCGCTGGGGTAGTCCGGATGCCCCGGCTTCGCGGCAGGCGCCTCGAGGTCCACGGCGTGCCTGCTGAAGTAGTTGAGCATCCGCTTGATCGTCTCGATGCTCACGACCTCACGGTTCGCGAGCTGGTTCGCCCTGCGCGCACCCACGAGCGTACCGCCACGGCCGTATTTCTCACGAGCCTCGAGGCCGCGCTTCGCCACCTCGGCGACGTCAGCAGGAGCTCGGAGTTCGAAACCCATCGCCCGCTCGTCGCGTAGGAACCGCCGGTACACGGCCGGATGCTCGCGTTGCAAGTAGTCGCGCTGTCGCTCAGACAGAAACGGCATCAGGTCGCCTCGGGTGTCGAGATCGTGAAGGAACGTCCGACCTCACCCATGAGCGCATCGGCAGCATCCGGCGCCATGTTGAAGAACTGGATCAACATCTGCACGCCGCTCTCGCGCGGCAGTTCGCCCTTCGCAACCGACGTAATTATGCCCTGCGCTGCCTGCACCTGTGCGCCGTTGAGCGCCACGGCAGAGGCCGGCACGCCTGCGGAGGTAGCCGCCGCAGCCACGCTCTCCTCGGGCGCTGCCGTGTCGGGCGTCTCCGTCTCGGGCGTCTCCGTCTCTGGCATCGCGTCGTCTTCCTCGTCAGAGAGTTCGACCTCGGCCTCGACCATCGGGCCAGCACCGAGGTAGCCAGCGGCCTCCGCGAGACTCTCGGCGACGGCCTCGAGGACACGACGGGTAGCCTCCGACACATCGCCAGCGAGCAGCGCGCGGATCGCCTCTGCGCTCGCCACGACCTCCTCGGCAGCGTCGGCCATCTCCTCGCCGTGCTCCATCTCGGTGGATACCTGCTCGGCGGGCGCCGGCCTCGTACCCTCCGATTCTTGCTCCGCGATGGTCGGCGCCTTCTCCGCATCGATGGCCTCGAGCGCGGCGCGGGCGTCTTCCTCGGACAGCGAGCCGAAGTAACGGAGCGCATCCACCCGGCGCATCAGGCCAGCCTCGAGCATCTCGAGCACATGCTGACGACGGCTGGAGAGTTCCTCGGGCGAGAGCGGGATCTCGCGATACAGGATCGAGTAGCCGCCCTCCGGAAACTGGGTTCCCATCGCGCGGTTGAACAGCGTGGCCGTCACGGCGAGGAGGCGCTCGTCGCCCTCACGCTGCTGCGGGATGTACTTCCTCTGCGCCTCGCGCCGGCCTTCGTTCGACAGACTGATCGCATACCCGGACTTTGCGCTGCCGCTCGTGCGCTGGAGCTCGGACGGAGAAAGGCCGGCGTCCGTCGCGAGTCGATGGGCCAGGGCGGCGATGGTGGCCTCGAGCGTGGAAACGTCCGCGCCGGCGGTAAACTGTCCGACCTGGGGTTGTTGTTCCATCGCCGCGTCGAGCATCAAGATCGTCGTCGGGTCGGTCACGACCTCGACCCTCTGACCTCTGGTGCCGCCATCGACCATGTCGGAACCCGCGATCCTCACGCCGATCGCGTACCTCTGGGGAAAAGAAGCGTCCCTGATGGAGTGTGCGAGAAACGTGCTGAACACCGATTGGTTCAACGACGCTTCGTAGGTTTCAACGCCGAAAAATGGGTCGAACAGTCGATCGCCGTACAGGCTCGCGTGGTACAGCACGACCGGAAGGATGGGTGCGCCGAGCACCTCGTCGCCTCGAGGCGTGCGTCGGTAGGGGTAGGCCGGCCCATCGAACCGAGCGCCGAGAACCTCCTCGGTCACGTCCTCCCCGAACTTGGCGTCATCGGTCGCCAGCCGAACCGTGTACGAAGGATTCGCTGGGTCGCGAATGTCGAGGACGTCCCACGCCCAAACAGTCTCGCCGCGCACATGGCGCAGGCGCACCTCGGCGTAGGCAGTCGGGATCGTCGGGCGGCTCGGATCGCTCTCGGCGATCGTCATGTCGGGCGCAACAGGTCGGTAGATGATGCGACCGTCCTCGACGTCGATCCTCATCCACATCTCGCGGAGCGCAATCGTCATCGCTTGGAACCGGCTCATCTGCGGCCACAGTCCGGAGCGCGAGATCAGGTCGGTCAGCGCAGAGACGTCGCCGGCTCGGTTGTTCTTGACGTCAGGCTCGGCATCGTAGAGGCAGGCGAGCGAATAGCACACCTGACGGTAGGCGTTGGTGCCCATGTCGGGCAGACCCCATGCCTGGCGTCGCGTGCTGCCAAGCTGCGTCTGGAGCCGATCCTCGAGCAGGCGCTGCCAGCGTCCCTCCATGAGCGCGCGTCGGTGGCGCGTGTGCTCCCAGCGCATCGCCTCCTCTGGGTTCGATGGCGCTGGAGGAGTCGGCATCTTGGAGTAGGCGTACACGTTGCCCCCTGTTCAGCCCAGCCGTATCGCGGTCGGGTTGTAGAGGCGACGGCTTACCAGCTCGACGGCGCCGTAGCGGAGAGCATCGATCGCGTGCTTGTGCTCGCTCGCCTCGCGTCCGTCGAACTTGAGCAGGTCATCGATCAGACCCTTGCATCGCGGGTGCACCATGAAGCCGCCCTGCAACATGCACGCCTGCATGAGACGATACGCCGAGTAGACCGATCCCTTCGGCTTCCACGCCGTTTGGATGCGGAACGGAAGCGAGCCGGTCGGCAGGTTCATCCTGCGCTCCATCGCCGACATGAGCATCGCGTTGCTCTTGAGCGAACCGTTCTTGCGGCCGTATACGCGCCGGTCGCCGACCCAGCGATCCACGTTCTCCCAGCGGAGGCCCGCTCGCTTGAGCATCCCGAGGATCGCCTCGGCATCCTGCTCTGGCGTCGTGAGGCCGTCGCTCTGCACCTGGTCGAGAACCCAAATGCGCGGGTGTCCGTCGCCGCCATCGCGCACGACGGCAGAGAGGATCGCCACCTGGGCGCCGGCCTCGGTGCCGTGGTCGATGCCGACGCCGATGAGCACCTCGCCAACAGGCGCCTCGTCCTTCACATGGCGCGAAGGATCGAACGCTCTGAACACGCGATCCTCTGCCCACTCGCCTTCCCATTCTCCATCGAGGCGCTGCGCGCGCTCCTGCGGAAGCAACTGGTTTGCGAGCTCATCGATCTGCGCCTGCGTCTTGCGCGGCTCCCTCGCACCGATCGGCCGCGTGTTCTCCGGCGTGAGCGGGAAGTGAAGGTCGGTAACGATCCCGGCCTCCACGAGCGCCTTCAACCACTTGAGGTCAGCGCCGACCGGCGTCAGCGTGATCATCACGACGCCGTTGCGCGCGAACACGCGCGGGATCACCTCGTTGTAGATCTCCTCTGGGCACGGCTCATCGATCAAACACACGTCGATTGTGGAGCCGGCGAGAGCTAATGACCCCTGCGCGACCGTTCGGACACGGATGACGCTTCCGTTCCGTAGGCGAACCACAGGTGTCTTGCCGCGAAAACCGCGGCCGGCGATGTACTCAGTGTCTAGTGCGAGACTGTCCTTGGGGAGGAGCTCCCACAGCTTGCCTTGAATGCTGAGCGAAGACTCCCACGATTGGCACAGGATCCACGCCTCGATCGGAGCGGCGCGCACGAGCTGGTACGGGTGCGACCCTAGGCACCGGTAGATCAAGTCCACCAGGCCCATCGTCGTCTTCCCGATCTGGTTGCCCGAGCGGGCGAGCCGGATGCGCGACGTGTGCGACAGGAAGTCCAACTGCGGCTGGGTCGGCGTGAAGTACGCCAGCGGGTCGGTCTGCGTCCGACGCGACAGGCGAGCAGACGCGAGGGCCATCGCTGACAGTCCTGCGCTCACCCCGTCTCCACCAGGCGCACGACCGGCCGGCCGCGACGGAACGCAATCGCATCCTCGAGGCGCTCGATCTGCTGCACGCTGAACTGCCCTACGGCCTGGACGATGATGCCGAGGAGTTCCTCGTCCGTCATGCTGTCGTCAGGAAGCGCGGCCTTCGCGAGTTCCTCGTCTAGTCGCTGGCGCGTCTCGAGGGCGCGGTACTTGAGCGAGGCCATCGCCTGCCACGACTTGCTGTCGGTGGCATCGACAACGGCCTGCTCGAGCTGCTCTAGGCTGGCGCGCAGGTATTCAACCGTCGTTGCGGACGTGCAGATCTCCACGACGTCCTTCGGCTTGTGCTTGCTACCGCGGGCTGTTGGGCGTCCCATCCGTCACCTTTGGTGGTCAATGTTTGAGGCTAGCGAGAGAAAGTCGAGGACTA